AGAATTTAATAAAGGAACAAACGGAATGGTTGGTTCTAACGAATCTGATGACTTAATTTTCGACAACAAGCCAATTATTATCAAAGACAAATATTCTGTTTCTGGTTCTGATATGGCTCAAATCGGTTGGATCGAAGTTTCAGGTGAAGATGGCGTAAGCGGATACCTATGGTATTTAAAGTCTGAGCATGACACTAGATTAAGATTTGAAGACTACTTAGAAACAGCAATGTTAGAAGCAGTTCCTGCTGACGCTGGATCTGGTGCTGGAGACTTCTTACAAAATTCTGGTGCTGGAGCATCTTTAGCAAACCTTAACGGTTCTGACGGTGTATTCTATGTAGTAGGAAACAGAGGAAACGTTTGGGGCGGAGGAAATCCACAAACACTTTCTCAGTTTGATAGCATTATCCAAAGACTAGATAAGCAAGGTTCAATTGAAGAAAACGTAATTTTCGTAAACAGAGAATTTTCTTTTGATATTGACGATATGCTTGCTTCTCAAAACTCTTACGGAGCGGGAGGTACATCTTATGGTCTTTTTGACAATGACAAAGACATGGCTTTAAATCTTGGATTTACAGGATTTAGAAGAGGTTATGACTTCTATAAGTCTGACTGGAAATACCTTAACGATCCTACAATGAGAGGTGACGTTGTTGGTGGAGCAATCAATGGTCTATTAGTACCAGCTGGTTCAACTACTGTATACGATCAAATCTTAGGTAAGAATGCTAAGAGACCTTTCTTACATGTTAGATATAGAGCTTCAGAAACTGAAGACAGAAGATACAAAACTTGGATTACTGGTTCAGCCGGTGGAGCAAGAACTTCTGACTTGGATGCAATGGAAGTAAACTTCCTATCTGAAAGAGCTGTATGTACTTTAGGTGCAAACAACTTCTTCTTATTCCAAGACTAAATTGTTACATAAATTTTACCCTCGTTTTAAAGACGGGGGTAATATTTATTATTATTAAATCAAATTAAATTATATTATAATGAAAAAAAATACTACCCTTATAAATAAAGCATACAAGCTTAAAAGAAACGAAAGACCTTTAGCTTATATGTTATCCTCAAGACATTCTGTAAGATCTCCTTTATTATATTTTGATGAAGAGAAAGGTGTAAATAGACCTTTGAGATATGCAAGAAATCAAAAAAGTCCATTTGAAGACGAACAAGATGGAAATGCTATATTAGAACCTATCGTTTTCGAAGACGGCATGTTAGTGGTTCAAAGAGAAAACCAGGTTTTACAAAAGTTTTTACATTATCATCCAGGTAACGGAATGATATTTGAAGAAATTGACAGAGCTAAAGATGCATCAAAAGAATTAGCATCTGTTGAATTAGAATTAGACGCTCAAGTTTTAGCTAAAAACTTACCTACAGATAAATTAATTTCTGTTTGTAGAGTTTTAATGGGAACCTCATCAAACAGTATGACTATACCGGAGCTAAAAAGAGATATATTAATTTACGCTAAAAACAATCCAGAAGACTTAATTGATATAGTTAATGATCCTTTGTTAGATTTACAACATGAAGTGCATCAGTTTTTTGAAAACGGATGGATAACTTTTAAGAATAATAAAAGAGATGTTTACTACAGTTTACCAAGCAATAAAAAGAAAATGATGTCAGTGCCTTTTGAAGAAGATGCTTATGACGCTGTGGCCTCATACATGCAAAGTAATGATGGTTTAGAAGCTTATAAGTACCTCAAGAAGCGCTTAAAAAAAGATAAATAGAAAGCGTATCTTTGTGCTTTATTAACCCATTAACATTATTACCTATGGAAAAGTTTATCAAATTATTTAAGTCTGGATCCGGACAAAACAAGGGCGACATTTTAATTCCTGTAAATGGAATTATGGAAATTAAGCAAGAAAGTGACACTGTAATTAATATCTTTTACAATAGTATTTCTTCTGCACAAGCAGGATACTCTATTGCTAATGATGGTTCAGCTACAGTTCCTGCTGGAACTAACGTTGTACAATCGTACAAAATTACGCATGATGCAATTGTAGCAAACTCTTCTTCGTTTAAAGATTTCTTAAACGAATCAGTAGAGCACGCTTTACAATTATCTTGGCAACAACCAGTTTATTCACCTAAAGGAAGTGCATATCCAGCATCTGCGGCTAGCGCATCTGTACCAGTTACTGTAACTGCTATAGAATTAGGAGTTAAAGCGGCTGGCGTAATATCGTAAGTTTTATTTTCTTTTAAAAAAATCAGAGGTTACAAAAAAAGTGACCTCTTTTTTTTTGACTATATTTGTAAAAAGAATTTAACATGATAAACTCTGTTAGAAATACCGTCCTTGCTATAGCTAATAAAAATAATTACGGATATATATCTCCGCAAGATTTTAATTTGTATGCTCAACAAGCACAAATGGATTTGTTTGAAGATTATTTTTATCAATACAATGCCTGGACTAATAAAGAAAATCAAAGAATATCTGGAACAGGATATGCTGATATAGTAAAAGGTTTGGTAGAAGTAATGGACAGTTTTTCTGTTACAAGAAGTTTAGCTCAAAAAGGAAACAATTTGTTTAATTTACCAAGCGATTATTATTTAATCAATAAAGTAAATTACTACCCTACTCAAATAACGTCTGGAGTAAGCACCGCAGCTGGATTGAATACTTTAACAGATGCGAACGCTACGTTCGTAACAAGTGGTGTTAAAGTTGGTCAACAAGTAGTTAACACATCGGGAGCATCAAGTTATTCTGGTTTTAGTGGGTTTGTAGTTAGTGTAGATAGCGAAACTCAGTTAACATTATCTTATTCACCTTTTGGGGTAGCTCAAACTATCGGTGATAGCTACGGGGTATTTTCAACAAGCGGAATAGTAGAGGTAGAAAGAGTTAATCAAAATAAAATATTTTATCTAAACAACTCTCCATTAACAGCACCATCAACAGGATTTCCTGCGTATGTGTTGGGAGGAGCGACATCATCTGTAATAGGTGATTCTAATACAGGACAGTTAGGAAATACTATAACAGTATACCCTACAAGCATAACAACTAATGGTAGTGTAACGGCAGAATATGTACGTTATCCTTTGCCTCCTAAATGGACGTATCAAACACTTGCATCAGGCGAGCCTTTGTTTGATATTAACCAAGCAGATTATCAAGACTTTGAATTACCTTTGTCTGACGAACCTGGTATTATAGCTAAGATATGTCAGTATGTAGGTATAGAAATTAGAGAAGGCGATTTATATCAGTTTGGGCAACAAGAAGAAGTAGAAAATAACCAAATACAAACGTAAGATATGGCTTATATAAATGATTACGCATATTACGCAAATTCAGGAGGTATACCTCAAGACAAGAATTGGGGATCCTACCAGTACGTTTCTTTAAATGATATTGTAAACAACTTTATGTTAATGTATCAAGGAAACCATGAGTTGCTTAATAATTTAAACAGGTATCAAGTTTTATTTCACGCAAAAAGAGGTATTCAAGAATTGAATTATGATGCGATGAAAGAGGTTAAAATCTTGCAATTAGATTTGGATGATAATTTAAGGTTTATATTACCTTCTGACTATGTAAACTGGGTAAGAATATCCCAATATCTAAATGGAGTATTATATCCTTTAACAGAAAATATACAGACAGGATGGGCTAACACTTATTTGCAAGACAATAATGCAAAGATATTATACGATCAAGATGGTAATGTATTAAAACCACAGTTTTCAGAATTAGATGCTTCGTTTGCTAGTGGTGCAAGAAGTATTTATTTAAATGACAGAAGCCCTTACAATGGACAAGAAGGTTGGTGTGTGGATGGATGTTGGTATTTTGATTTTGGAATAGGATCTCGTTTTGGGTTAAATACTGAAACAGCTAACTCAAACCCTACATTTAGCATTAACAAACAAAGTGGAGTGATTAATTTTAGCTCAATAGGTTCTGGAGCTTCAGTTGTATTAGAATATGTATCGGATGGAATGGAGAATGGTGATGACGCAAATATAAGTGTTAACAAATTATTTGAAGAATATTTATACGCATACATAAGGTATTCTATTTTAAATGGTAGATTAGGAGTACAAGAATATATTGTAAACAGAGCACGAAAAGACAAGTCATCA